AAATAAAGTTCCAATAACAAGATTAGGTAAATTTTTTGGAGGTGAAGATTTCCATTTAGATGTAGGTATGGGACGCGAATGGTTAGAGGGGGATATGAACTTCACACTTATCCTTTACAAGGTTGACAAAAAGAAAACTAATGTTGATGATGTATACGGTGAAGCTCAAGAAGATGGGATTAAATTTTTACCTCCTGTTGAATTCAAAGCGTTTTTACAAATTGTTGCACCTGAAAACAAATTCCTTGGTACAAGTAAAATTAACCAATTAGAACCAGGTAACGCAAGGATTTCTGTTTATCAATCACATTTGGATGAACTTGATATTGACATTGAGTATGGTGATTATATTGCATACTACGAAACTGAAAGTCGAGTTAGATATTATGTGGTTAATAATGATGGTCGTGTAGTTTCAGATAATAAACACACATATGCGGGATACAAACCATTTTATAGAACAATTAATGCATCTCCTGTAATGGAAAACGAATTTAGAGGATTATAATGTTACCAAAAATTAAAAAAACTTTACCCCTAACATACCCACCTATTGGTTATGAAAGAAGATTAGAACTTCTTGAAGATATCAATAAGGATGGAACTTATCTACCTAAATCTATTTTACATGAAGATTTGGATAGAGGTTTTTTAGATTTTATTAAAAATGATTTAAAAACAGTCGTGTCAGGTAAGGTTGTTAAGGTCGTTGATATCTTAATGACAACTCAAAATTGGGCTCAATTTACTCAAACGTGGGATTTTAACAATATTGATAAAAACGTCCAACCTCCGATTATTACAACAGTTAGAACACCTGAAGTAAAATATGGGTCATTACCTTCATTAAAGTATAATATTCCAAATAGAAAACAATACTATTACGCCGCGGTCCCAACATGGGATGGTCAAAGAAAAGGAGTTGACATTTATACAATACCACAACCTGTCCCTGTTGATATCAAATATTCTGTTAAGATTATTTGTAACAGAATGAGAGAGTTAAATAAATTCAATCAGATTGTTATAGAAAAATTTGCTTCACGTCAATCGTATACTCGTATCAAGGGACATTATATTCCGATAATCTTAGATGATATATCTGATGAAAGTGTTATGGATTTAGAAAAAAGAAGATATTATATCCAATCGTATGGTTTTACACTACAAGGTTTTTTAAGTGATGAGGAAGAGTATGAAGTAAAACCAGGTATTAGTAGAAGTTTAATGTTAGTTGAGGTTGATAACAGAAAGAAAAAAGTTAAAAAACAAAAGTTTCCACCAAATCCTGATGAAATTACTATGAATGTTAACTTCCCTGTTGGGACTACTGCTTACACTCAAACATTTGAATATACTACAAATATTAAAGTAATTGGTAGTGTTAATATTTCAAGTTACGAATTCTATATAAATGGTTTATACTATGGAAATAATATATCACAACTACCACAAGGTGAAATTCAAATTAACACCAACGACGTGTTTACAGTTAATATTGTAAAAGGTAACAACTCGGAAATATCTATATTTAATATGATTTCCGTTATTGTTTAATGTTCACCATAGATATCCTTTTTTTCCTCACAATTTTCTTTAATTAACTTTTCTAAAAACTTGTGAATTTTATAACCATGTTTTAAACAATAGTTTTTTAGTGTTTCGTGACTCTCAGGGGATATTTTAATGTTTTTTATTTTCATGGTAGAAAAAAGGTAGAATTAATTCATACTGAAAAATAAATAGTTCATTATAGTATTAAATTTTGGTATTCAAGATAATATTTATCAATAAATAAAATTTAAAAACATTTAAAATAAACATGGCAACAGCAAACAAAGTTTTCGTCTCACCTGGGGTTTATACTTCAGAAAGAGATTTATCGTTTGTTTCACAAAGTGTCGGGGTAACCACATTGGGTATTGCGGGTGAGACTATAAAGGGTCCAGCTTTTGAACCAATATTCATTTCAAGTTACGGTGAATTCGAAACTTACTTTGGAGGAACACTACCTGAAAAATTTGTGAACACACAAATCCCTAAATATGAAGCGGCTTACATAGCGAAATCATATTTACAACAATCAAATCAACTTTTCGTATCTAGAATTTTAGGTTTATCAGGATATGATGCAGGACCATCTTGGTCTATAACAACTGTGGCAAACGTTGATTGTAGTACAGTTGGATTAACTGGTGGAACTTCTTTTAGTTTCAACTTTACAGGTTCAACAGCTTCGACAACAACAATTCAGTTTACATCGGCGGTTCCTTCGGTAATTTCAGGAAACACTTATTATTCAAATAACTATACAACTTTTAGTGGGGGTTCATCCTCAATTCAAACTAATTTGAGAAATCAACTTTCCGCAATATTTTCCACTAATTCATTATCAGGAACATCGGCATATTATTTTGGGCCAGTTTCAGGAACTCAAGTAAACGCTAACGTAGTTGCTGGTTTAACCGCAGCCACCAATGTATACGCTGTCGATAGTATTAGTGCAGGAACAATAAATTATTGTTCAGGAACAAATGACGCTTGGTTTTACGCTAACTTTATCCCACCAACAACTGGTGAAGCGTATTATGGTAATTCATTCTACACAAATGTTAGTGCGATTTCAGGAACTGCGGGAGTTTATTCAGGAACTGTTTCAGGTTTTTATTACGGTTTTTCAGGTTTAACTTATTCAGGTTATAATGATTTAGTAATTGCAACTCTTCGTTCAAGAGGTGTAACTAACTATTCAACAACACAAGATGGACCTGATTACCAAGTCACAGGAACATCAGATGTTCAAATGATTTGTACTGGAAGTTATTCGGCGGTAACTCAAAATCCTTTTGCAACCTTTGTAATTTCAGGTTTGAGTTATGATTCTTCAGCGTTCAGTTTCGAAACCTCATTTACACCATCAAATGCAAACTTTATAACTAAAGTATTTGGTGTTGAAAATTTCGCAAAAGACAGAACGGAAGTTCCTCTTTTCATAGAAGAAAGATATTCAACACTTTTATCTTATGGATATAATAAAGGTTTCATTAGAGGTTTGAGTTGTAGTTTAGTTTCATTACCCGAGGCTCGAAACAACAACACTACTTCTATCGGTTACTACTTAGAAAGATACCAAACACCTGAATCACCTTGGGTTGTATCTGAACTTAGAGGTAATTTAGTTTATAGATTGTTTAAAGTAATAACAATTTCTGACGGTGATAATGCAAATAGTGAAGTTAAAATTTCTATCGCAAACATCTCATTTAATAATGGAACATTTGATTTAATAATTAGAGATTTCTTTGATACGGATTCAAATCCTGTAGTTTTAGAGAAATTTACTAATTGTAGTATGAATCCAGGTGAAAATAACTACGTGGCTAAAAAAGTAGGTAGTTCAGATGGTGAATTTGCAATTAGGTCTAAATTTATTATGGTTGAAGTGAATGAAGAGGCACCGATAGATGCTCTTCCTTGTGGATTTGAAGGTTTTGAAACTCGTAGTTATACAGGGGCTAAATCACCTTTCCAAATTTATAAGACTAAATATGACTATCCAGGTGAGGTTATTTATAATCCTCCATTTGGAACAACTGAAGGACAGGATAACACTATCCAAAGTTCAGGTGATAACATCAGAAGAACTTATTTAGGTATTTCTTCGGCAGTTGCATTTTCATCTGATTCACCAGGATATGACCCTGATTTCTTCCAATACAAAGGAATGCCAAACCCTGCGTCTTCAACTTGTACTGAACCTAGTCATGTAAGTTGGGGATTACAGACTAAAGGTTTCCACATGGATAGTGGAGCAACTTCAGTTGTAATAGCAAATGTATACTCAAACTCAGGTGAAACAGCGTTTTATGTTGGAGCGGGTTCATTTAGTTCTGAACCTACATCTTCATCAAGTCCTTACTACTTCCTATACTCTCGTAAGTTTACTTTCTTAGTACAAGGTGGTTTTGATGGATGGGACATCTATAGAGAATATAGAACAAACTCAGATAGATTTGTACTTGGAAGAAGTGGTTATTTAAAAGGAGCTTGTACATCAATTAAGTATCCTACCGCAACTGGATGGGGAGCATTCAAACAAATTACGGTTGGTGACAATACAGTTGATTGGGCAAATACTGACTATTACGCATATTTGTTAGGACAAAGAACATTTGCAAACCCTGAGGCGGTAAATATTAACGTGTTTGTAACTCCTGGTATTGATTATGTAAATAA